CTGTGCTGACCTTATCCATTACTGAGGACTGGACACTGGTCAGCTGTTCAGTGTTCCACTTCTTCCGTTCCTCATCAATCTCGTTCTTCTCTGGTGTCTTAGCCTTGAAAGGTCTTGAGGGAGCAATTGGAGTCTCCCCAAACATCCAAGCCTTGAACATCTTGGCGGCTTCCATTATATCTTCGTTGCCTACTGATCTTCCGGCCTCGAAGAATCCAATGATGCCATCACTGACAATATTGGTTATAATGTGATAGTAAGCTGGCTCATCAACGTCCTTGAGATTAGCCAGGTAGTTATCCACTACCCTAGTAAAACCTTCAGGATTCTTCTCCTTAATTTCCTTTAGAATTGGAGCTGTACTTCCCCCATCTAGTGAAGCGAGATGCTCCTCATAATTCTCAAGCTTAGCTGAAGCTTCCTTAGCATCTGCGACAGTGGGGAATTCCTTCTGATAAGCACGGGTAATGTAGATTCCGCGCTCGAGGGCTGGGAACTCCTTGAGGATGGTAGGATATTTGCTCAGGAGCTTCTTCTTGTTGAAACTCAGGAAGCCAGTATCCTCGACTTCAGACTCCGGCTTGAGGTCTAGCTTTTCCTCTCCGATTTGATCAAGATCCTCCCCTGATTCTTCTTCTTCAGTTCCTTCTCCTTCTTCAATTTCTCCTTCGTCTTCAAACTGTGCAGGAGATTCCTCTGAGCTGGCATCGTCATCCCCTTGGTTAAGAATGTCGAGAATATCTTCCGCGTTCTGCGGACCTGGCTCTGTGATCTGATCTTCAGCCATTAGCGTTTCCTGTCTTTACTGGAGCTGCCGCAGTATCATTTTGTGGTGGACCCTCTGGCCCTTCTGCTCCAGGCCCAGGAGGCGGCATTCCCATCATGGCCTGTTGCATCATCTCTTGCTGTTCCATCTCCTTGTGCATTTTGAAATGCAGAAGGACATTCCTGTATCCGTCAGGATTCTCTATCTTCGCTAGCCTGCCCGCATCACCGACCAACCAAGACTTGCAGATCTGTATGTGGACCTGATGCATATCCACTTCCGGCTCAGGCTCCACGGAGGGCATCTCCTGAGGCATGAGCATTGAAGGATCCATCATCGTGGGATCCATTCCCTGCTCAATCATCTGCATTGGGTCCGGCGCGGGCATCATAATTGGAGCACTGCTGATTAGAACTCCAATCTCTTCGTATTGTTTAGTCCTGTCATCTACTCCGGGGAGGGAAAGTGAACCTAGACCAACAGACTCAGCTATGATCGGTAGGTTGATAGGATCAATCATGGCCTGCATCACTACAGGATTTGCAGCCTGTAGGAATTGCATGATTGTATCCTTCTTCTGCATCCAAGTTGAGGGCAGATTCTCTGCTCCCTCAAGTTCAATGCTTCCAATCTTTCCTTCCAGCTCTACCTTCCTGATGAATACATTGATGAATGATCCATTAGGATCCTTCTTCACAAACTTCTCATCCTCAGTCACGCACTCCATGTAAGCTGGAATGGCAAGAGTGAAGATATCCTTCCAAAATACTGTGAGCATCTTCCAGGAATTTTGCAGGCGCTGCATTGCCTGATTCCTGCTCATGGAATACTGAGAAGCAGTCTTGCTTCCGCTCATATCCGCTCCACCGAAAAGTGATGGCAGAGCACCTACTGCAAGCTGACCTAGACTCTGTACAGATTGACCAAAAGGTAAAACTTCCGCGCTGAGAGTAGCGGTCTTCACCTCGTAGAAAGCATCTCCCATGGACTTTCCGCCCTTGGGAACTGCCGGATAGAGCATACCTGGGGAGACACTAGTCTGGCCGTATGCTGTGAAGTCCAGGACATTTGGATCTGCAAAAGTCTGTGGAATCCCGTGCTCAATAGTCTGGAGAGTGAGGCTCAGGAGTTCATTGCTGATATCCTGAACGTCAATCATCTTCGTTCCCATTGGCTGGAACGTGACGTAATCTGACAGTGGATTCTTTGTAATCACCCACTCATCATCGAGCTTCGCTCCTGTAACTCCTGCGAACTGATCCTCGATAAGTGTGACGCAGCAGCCATCAGGGAACATTTCCTCAAGTTCCTTCGTAAGATTATCATCTCTCAAGGTGTAGTAGGTTTCTGGTCTAAACCAGTAGTGAGAGCAGGTCAGGGTATTTGTAGGATAGTCTCCCAAATATTGCGTGGAGAGTCTTCCCCACTTCTCATAAGGTTCCCCGAATCCTGCACTGGAATACCCCTCACTGAACTTGTCCCTGATGTGTGGGTATTCCTTCCTTACATTGGAGTAGTGCGTTTCATAAGTGTAGCGGAGATACGGCATCTCCTCTTGATTCCTAGCGTAGATTGGAATCTTAACGTAAAGTCCACCGAATACTTCAATGTCTATCTGAGACTTAGGAGACTCTTCGTAATGTGAGATTCTGCGGAGAAGAACTTTCGTCTTCTCAATCTCTGGATCTATTGGGGCATCACATTCTGGACAGTAGATTTGGGGACTCGCTGCGCTCGTCCCAGGATCTTGCATGTCCTGACCCATCATGCTAGGATCTTGCATCCCTCCCATCATTGAAGGATCCATGCCTTGATCCATCATCGAGGGATCCTGCATCTCCCCCATCTGCTCTTGCATCATGGGATCTTGCATCATATCAGGGGGCATCTGTTCCATCCCCTGATCCTGCATCATGTTAGGATCATTAAATGTAGGTTCTGGTAGCGTCGTTATGCTCGCATTGCAGCTTGGACAGATGAAAGACTCATCCTCGTAATCCTGATAGATTGGCTGCTTAGTCGTCCCGTATTTCTTATCCGTCTTCTTGCAGATCTTCGCCGCTACCATTCCTTCGGTAACGAGGATGAACAAGATCGTCAGCCACTTCAGATCACCGTTGATTACTTTCTTCAACAGTTCGTAGATCTTGTCACAGGCCTTCGCGGTAGTAATGTCGTTTGGATTCTCAGCATCATCTGGATAAGCCTTGATTCCAGGTATGCTTGCAGACATTGCCGCGATGATGGATTCCAGATATGCCTGGTAGATATTGATTCGCTTGTCGTAGTAACTTGTGTCGTACTTATCACCGTCGATGTAGGAGTCCATCATCCGGTAATCGTGATTGGTCTGACTCCAGAAGATATTCGTGAAGCCGTCCCAGTAGAACTTGTTCCGTCGGTACTCTCGAATCATCCTCTCACGGACGGACTCATCCTCCTGATCAAAATGCTGACAGAGGGCTCGTAGAGCCTCTTGAATCCTGTCGGACGGGAGATCGGGATCTTCAGCCTTCATTTACTGATACCTTCTCATCTGAGATCCCTAGCTTCTTTTCCAGATCCGCTGTGTGCTGTTCATTTATCTTCTGCTGAGATCTAACATAATCCTCATACTCTAGCTTCCTTCGCATGTTAGCTAGGCTCATGGGGATCTTCATGTTCTGAGGCATCTCGGGTCTAGCAGCTTCAGGAATTGGTTTCGGCTTGAGAGCCTCAATAAGTTCATCAAGTAATCTTTTGTTAACTCTCTTCTCTTCCTCTAGAAGCAGGTTATTATGCCTTCTCTCTTCCTCTAGAATAACTTTATGATCTTCTCTTTCCTGCTCCATGAAGCTCTTCAAAGTCTCACACTCGTGACACTTAATGAACTTTAGGCCGAAGTAGTGATAGATAAGTTCTTTCATTTCAGTGAAACCTTCTGACTCCCCTAAATGCTGAGTGCTTCCTCTGAGCCTCTAATGCCCGCGCTTGCATGTAGAACTTTGTATAGTCCTGATCCTTTATCAAGTCCAGAGCCAGCTTCTCCTGCTGTAGCATGGCGTGGAACTTCTCTGTGGATTCTACGAAATATCGGTCAGCGCGGTCTACTAAGTATCGGCAGGTATCGTATGGATCATCCCCATCAAACTCTGCTACGTCCTCAGCTGGGACTCCCTCTTTAGAACTCTTTGCATAGGAGCAACTTTTTAGAGTGCTTACCAGTACAGGACAACAATCTAGTATCTGCATCTTAGGTAGATTAGCTTCCCGTTCCTCTTTAGCGAACATGGCCATATACTTATGATAGGCCATACGATCTACTCCGGTGTATAGTTTCTGTGCGAAGTCAGAATCAAAAGCAGGGCGCTCTCCATTAACAACAGGTCTTTCTTTCCATCGCAGATATTCATGGAGTAGGGCTTTTCCTGCAACTCTCGAACCAGGAGTATTCGCAGATAGCTCAATTCCAATGCCAAGGGCATCTTCGATCTGTTGCTGGATTGTATGTTCCTGTCCTCTATCCTGAGCTGTGGATCGGCAGAATAGAACAGTTTTGATATTTTCCTTATCCAGGAATACTTTAACATAGGGAGCCCACTCTTCGATCTTAACTTGCCTCCAGTATTGCTCCCGGTAGATGTAGATTCTTTTCTCTGGTGATATTGCCGCGTAGAGGATGTAGGTCATCGCCCGCATCCCCCAGTCCCCAACCATCATGCGAGGCCAGTAACTAGGGATCTGGAAAGCGGGAACTACGTGCTGAGCATTAGCCGGCTCTCCTGTGTAAGGCTTATCGCGGAATTCATCGAATACCTGACCGAGATAAGCATCGAAATCTCCATAGAGTTTAGCTTTCCGCTCAGCCTCGTTACTAATGGCAGCTAGAGAAAACTGGTAGGTTTTAGACCCGTGAGGGTTATCAGCTTGCGTAGCGTGGATGAATATTCTTTTGAGTCCAGCACGACCAACGAGGATCTTTCCCCCGAGAGGATATGGCTTGACGAAACGTTGATTGACCCAAGTATGACCAACTCCGCCTGGCATCCCTGCCGCTCTAATGATTTCTGGGAGTCCCGGATCAGAGCTTCTAACACGCTGGAGTCCGATATATTCATACATATCTCGTGTGAAAGAGGTAAGTTCGTCGGGTGTGTAGAGGTTAATTTCCATCGAGTCATACTTATGGACATCTTCTTCGTTCTCACAATGACCTAGGAAAATGATCGCGCCATCATTGGTGAGCCCTGTTCCCCCATGCTGATCAATTCTGGGGAATGTCCAGGCCATATCTGACTTATTAAACGTTGCGCCAAATCTTCGATAAATTTCTCTCGATCTAGGAACAATCTCATTTCGGAGTTCAGGAAATGTTCTCCGCATGAAGACTTGCTTAAACCGTGGATTAAGATACCAGCCCCAGACGAGTGCGTAATAAAGTAGTACATCTGACTTGCCTGATCCTGCTCCTCCACCGTAGAATGCTTCTTTGATAGTGATAGGTAATTGGAGGAAGGGCTCCTGCTTTAGATTCGGTCTCCATCCCTCGTCTTTGGCTAGAAGCTTATCCCCAATTATACAAGCTTCACTCTCTAGCTCGTCTAAGTAGGGATCATCCTTTAGATTCCTTTCTAGAACTTCTTGCATACCACTGAGGATGCAGAGCCAGTAGTACGAAGAAATCCCCCAGCAGCTTCCATCTGATTATTAGTCAGGGTAACTGCCGCGAAGGTAGTTCCGTCCATCCCCATCTCCAGTGTCCCTGCGCCTCCTTTAGCGAGGAGACATCGTGACACTGGAAGAGCATAGACAGTGCCCACTAACATGTTGGTGATCACACCTGGAGAGATAGTATAGACTGACATTTTACTTCTTCAGGGGGTTTACTGTTGGTTTGGGATCAGCTGGCTTAGGATCAGCTGGCTTAGGTTCAGGAGTTGGATTTACTATAGGATTAACAGGAGTAGGACCAGGCATATTGGGAGTCCCAGTAGCAAGCAATCCAAGATCAAAGTCAGACTTGCCTCCAGGGAGATATGCTACATGAGGATTGTATGCAAGACCGAGACGAGCTGCCTCTGCCTCATTAGCGGAGAGTAGAGTTCCACCTGAAACTGTGAGAGTATAGACGCCAGCAGCTAGGGTGAGAGTAAAGGTAGTATCAGTGGAGATATCATGATCAGTGATAATGCGAGGAATCCCAGGAGTAGCACCAACTGGAGGGAGATACTGCTCAAGCTTAAGGAGACCAGCCGGAAAGTCAAAGGCTACCTTTACTACATTGGCGTAAACCTTTGCCGTGTTCAAGAATCCAGGGCCAACTCGTGATGTAACTGTTGCTTGTGACATTTTCTGCTCTCTTTCGAATTACTGAGCTTTATCTTAATTCCGCGGCCTTCGGCCGGGAATCATCAAGAACTGGCCTCATCCAGAACTATAGCTTCTCCAAAATCCTCTTCGGACTTAGGGCGTGGACGATAGATATTAAACTGAATGTTGTTCTGATTGACTTGCGTGGATCCAGAGAATTTCTCAGCAACCGTGGCTAGCTTAGCAGCCGCGCCGGGGAGATCTTTCTGTTCGAGTGCTTTAGGATCGAAGAGTCCAAGGGCTGAGAGGATTTTAGTTTCAGCGATACTTATGATCTTATGTTTAGCGGTGAGTCCTGCTAGCTTGACTCCCTCATTAACTTCTCTCGTGTCTACATTTGTCTGGGTGTATCCTCTGGAGAGTGCGGATACTTCTGCTTGACTCGTGTCTGCGACACTCGCAAGAAACTTCTGATTAACTCCTAAATTAGCTTGGATGGCTATAAGTTCTTTCTCAAGTTGAGGAATGTTAGGCTTATCCTTAGGTCTACCGAGTTTCTTCGGCATGACGATATTTCCCTCAGACCCTAGCGAGGGGAGGGGTAGTTCTTCTATATCATCTGCGTCGTTAATGATGTGCATTTTATATCCGGGGAGCGTTGGCAACGGTGCTCGGCTGCGCCTCGCAGGGGTAGGCTACCATGGGTGGGGGTGCGTGTCAAGTGGAACACAAGGCGAAAGGATGGGCTAGGGGGTCCGCCCTAGACCGCGTAGGAGCCCCTAGAAACGACGCGGAACAGGGGTAATAGGTGAGTGCCCCTTGCCCAGTCCGCGTGCCCTGTGATAGCGTTGCAATGGAGATTCGGGGGTGTCCTTGCCCCCTCCTTGTGCGCCCCGTGTGTGGCAGGCAGGCGAAACAAGGGCGAATGCCCCACACATGATATAAACCCCAGATGATTTCGGTTCTTAATGAGAACCGAGCGAAGCGAGGTTCGAATGGCAACCCCCAAAATCCACCGCCCAGAACTCCTCCATCAGTGCCCAGCCTGTGGAAACAATTTCTCCACTAAGTCTACCACGAAACGCTTCTGCGATGTCAGTTGCCGCTGGGCATACTGGAACCGCGTTAATCCTAGGGTATATGTGCCAGAGACTAAGGATGATGGGACCAAAAAAGGATAAGCAATCATGAATAGGAAAGGCGTCAGCAGACAAACCTTCAGCACAGGAAAGGCCGGTGTTACAGTCAGGGTGTTCTGCGAGAATTGCTTAGATGGCACGAGCGCAGCGAGTGCCGAAATGATCGGCGCGGAAAAGATGTTCGTAAGTCTATTGAGAAAGTCACAAGCAAGAGAATATCAGTGTCCTGAATGTAAGACTAGAATACAAGTAATACTATTAAGGAATGATATAAAAGCGAAAGTGAGTCAAAAAGGGGACCCAAAAACTATCCCATAATTTTATAGGTTTTATAGAGAGAGCTTGATATACATGGTATTCCATGTATCCCCAGCAAATGGAACCAGCCAGGATTGGTAGCCCTGGGCATCTTGAGACTGCGTCTCATTATCAAGATGGGTGATACTGAGACTCAGTCTCATTATCATTACGTAACTTGACGTAATGGCCGCGCGTGTGATAGGCACCCGCGCTGCGGGGGAGTGGCCTAGCATAGTTGGCGCGGCCTTGTCAACTATGAGACTGATTCTCAGAACCAGTCTCATTATCGCCCTGGTAGCATTCCGGCAGACAAACCCTAGGCCCCCGTGCTATGCTCGCGGCTCGGCGCGGCGGTTGGTTGGACGGCGGGACCGTCCGGGGTTTGATTCTCGGCCCACATCCTCTGCGCCGGAGGACTATCGAAATGACATCACCACGACACCCGGACAAAGGCCAGAACGCCGCTCATGCTGGCGGACGTGGCAAGGCTTACCGCGACAAGGCGCACAAGGCGTTTCACAAGGCTCGCCAGCGTGCTAGGCAGGCTGCTGAGCGACTCGCCCTGAAAGCAGACTGCAGAGCCTATCGAGCCGTCCAAGAGGCTGCTGAAAGGCCGTTCGACGCAGAGCTATTCAATCCGCGCCACGCTCACCAGCTGGTGAGTGAGACTGGCGTGCGTCCCACATTGGCGCAGATGGAGAACGAAGCGAAAGCTTCCCATCTGCTCCAAGACGCAGAACCACATATGGCGGTCAATGTGGCTATGCGCGTTCATCCCTTAGACCGCCACAACGTTAGTCACAACCTAGAGGTAATCGAATCATGCACGAGTCAATCCGATCCTTCCTGCGAGCCTTTGCCAACGCTCGCATCATCGTCAACCGCCAGGGCGAAGTGCTGAGCGGCAAGCTGTATATCTACATGGACGGTCACAAGGCTTTTAAGCGCATCCCCCGTCGCATGGACAGCATCAGCTACTCCCGGCTGCACCGTCACTTCATCTCGGAGTTCACCCGGCTGCAGGAAGTGGACAACGCGGCGTATCCCTACAGCGCAGAGGATTTCAACTACGCTCTACGTTCCATGGGCGTTAAGGTCGTCAAGGGTCGTTCCCCCCGCGTAATGCTCACGACGCCGGAGCGTGACCGCTTCGACGACGCCCGCTCGCTGGAGATGAAGCTTGAGGATGAGCGGACAGCGAACGAAGTTGGCGCCATGATTGGTATGCTGGTCGAGTCGTTCGACATGCTCTCATCGCCCAAGGAACTCGCGGAAGCTGCTCTCGCGGCGTCGGCGGTCACTTCCTCGGTCAACTAGTCTCACTCGCTCGCAGAACGCTACAGCCCGCAGAGTATCGCGGGCTGTAGTCTTGTGCGGTCGATACTCTCTCGCTACGCTCACTCACCCGGAGAACCTATGCCTACCTATACGATTGACTCTCGCGGGCCTACGCATCGTCTGATGCTAGGCTTCCGCGTGATTGGCGACTATCCCTCACTACAGGCTGCAATGGACGCCCGTGACGCTGCCGTGACTGCCTCCATAGTGGACGCCATCATCCCTTGCCCCGTGCATCACGCCGCGCCTGAGCGTATGCCTGAAGCTATCGGGCGTCTGATGCATATGGACGTAACGCTGACGCCTGCTGAGGCACGGGCCAAGTATCGAAACCTGTAGCCATGAGGGCAGCCGGTCATCAAATCGGCTGCCCCGCCCTCCCCTGCCCCACCGCTCCCTCCCTGCGCTGGGGCAGTTTTTTGCTTTTCCTTTTTTTATGGGATAGGGATAGGGATAGAGAAAGGAGCCCAACGTGTATCGCGCAAAGTACTACAAGAACGGGAAAGTCTTCTCAGTGGTCCAATACACTTCCCACGAGATCATGAAGCTGGTCCTCAACCACGCCTCAAACTCCGAGACATTCAAGCTCAGGGCGATTGACGCTAAGGGCTGTGAGATCTGGGAGAGCCGCAAGAACCCGTCCGTCTACGTCGTCTGCGAACCTATCAAGGGATAACTAGGAAAGGAAACTAATCATGCCTCACATGTTCACCGCCGTTGCCCTCGAAAGCCTCGTCAAGCTCGAAGCCAAGCCGGACATCAAGAACTATCTCAGGGATGAGAAGTATCTCATCGAGCCCGCTCTCATCAAGGCCGGTTACAAGGCCGTCTGGTTTCGGGACGGCGTGACTGATAACTTCGGCCCGCTGGAGAGGGTCTGCATCGCGGTGGCTCGGGATAAGAAGGTCGTTCGCTTCACTTGGAGGTAGGTTAATCTCGAATCTTATCCAGAGCCTAGAAAACTCTGGATAGGATTGGAGAATTAACTCCAGAAAGGAACCTAAGACTTATGGACAACAGACCCATCGTAGTCAGCATTCGCTTCGGGGAGAATAACCCACTGATCTTCATCATCAAGGACTGGGAGAAAGCTTTGGTGATGTTCTCCAAGCTCACTCAGTTCTCATCTATCCATGCAACGGTCACTGTCTCTCAGGCTTACGAACTCTAGAAAGGAACTTATGGACAAGTACTCAGTCATGCTCTCGTTCATCGACACGATCCTCCGCTGCTGGAGGACTCAGCAGATCGGATCTGCTAAGGCCGTGAACATGATCATCAACGTGATCCTCAAGGAACAGGGAGAGATCAAATGAGCAGCAACGTTCTGTTCTACCTCACCATTCTTTCCATTATCGGTGCGGTCATCTTTCATGAGCTGAGGGGAAGATGAACTGCGACATCATCAAGGTTACCGCTGGCAGATGGACATGGCAGGAATGCAAGACTTGCCTCATGTTTATTTGCTCTTACTGTGGTTCTCATTGCAGTTCAATTGCCCACATTGACACTTCTATCGCTGCTTGCCCGAGATGCGAAGAAGAGCATAAGAAAAGGGGATAGATGAAGCTTCTAGGATTACTGCTGGCCGTTCTCGTCCTGCATACCCTAAACCTGGGAGTATTCGTCACTACTCTCATCTTCCTGCTTGTTCTAGCTCTCCTAGATGAGATTTTCTAGGCTGTGGGGGGAATTAATCAATTCGCCGCGCTCGGAGATCTCTGCATCGGGGGGAATCCGGGGCACAACCGCTAGGGCTACGGGGCTCAGACGGGGGTATCTCGGAGGCGTAACTCGTTGAGCCTAACGAAGTTAGGCGAAACCCTCCCTCCCCCCATGAGTCTCTTTCCCCCCATTTCCCCGGTGGGTCTGGGGGGTGGGGTGTCCTCTTTATAGTACTATATATTAGTATATATATATATAATATATATATATATATATATATTACATACATAGAGTAAAGACTACATCATTTGGTGTCACCCAAAGTGGACAGTTGACAGGCACCTTGGGGTGTGATACACTAGGGGGGGAGACACCCCATGGACACCGACGACGCTAAGTCACTCTGGGACAGCATGTTAGAGGCATTCGACACCCCCCTACCCAACCCCGCGGCCACTCCGCCCGACCGGCGGACACCCCCCGGACACCCCCCGACCAACAAGGACCACGAAAATCTGAAATCATCTTTTCGGGACTTCATAAAATCCCAAAGTGTTTCAGGCTCCAAAAAGATAACTCTAGAACTTGAATCTTGGTTATGCGCGAACTGTTTCAGAAACAAACGCATAACCATCAATGGCTTTGTATCAAAAAGAAAGGAGATACGAACCTACTGCATCAAATGTAAGCAGCATCGAGGGCTATCCCTGACTGTAATCGAAACACTTATGATACTTGGGGGAGACTACACCCCAGGTTAGTAAATAAGAGAGAGAGGAAGATATGACACGAGAACTTCCGCGTTCGGCATGGGAGATGTGCGAGAGGGTATGCGAAGCTATCGCTACCAAGCCAAAGCAGTACTATCAGGGAGCATGGTTCTCCCTGCCAATAGTGTGCGATGAAGAGGAAGAGAAAGATGTCAACATCTGCGAAACCTCATACTGCCGCGCTGGGTGGATGGTGGCGATCGCATCTCAGACGCCGATCACCATAAAGAACGTCAGGACACGAGACTACTTCGTGGAGGCTCTGGATCTTTTGGGGAGCAAGCGTCCAGTCTCTACGATTGATGATGACTGGACTACTGATGGTCCTCTAGATGAATGGGAAGAAGCAAGCACCCCCACTTTTCTAGACGATGAGGATCAGAACTTCTACGAGGATATTCAGCATCTCTTCGGCGCTTATGCTATCAACTTCAATGTAGATCCAGGCACTGAGGAATACGCCCAGTCTGGAATTCAGGGCATGAGGAGATTCATGGAGAAGTGGGAAGTTCGACTCAAGGCGCAGAAACTACAAGGAGGCAACTAAAGTGACAGAGAAGGAACTGCACGAACTTAAGATTGGAGACTTCATCGCGGATATGAATGATCTCCACAATCTACGTAAGAAGTGGCACGCACGTATTGTTATTCAGTGGCAAGGGAATACCTTCCCTCAGTTTAGCAATAAGTACATCCACATGATTGGGACCAACTTCCACAACGGTTCCATCATCGGGGCCTACAACTTCGACAATCTCTTCTCAGGCATCATCGAGATTGAGGAGAAATTCTAGATGATCCTTCGTCTCTTTCTCATTCGTGG